GAAATCCAACTTATACGAATGTATACGTCAAAGACGAGCGTTTCACGACTGCACAAGACTTTGTAAATGAACATGCAAATGAGACAATCGTCTACGAACTTGCCGGGCCACAGACATATCAGTTAACAGCACAGCAGATAGAACTGCTGACGGGCACAAACAATATCTGGAGCGACAGCGGAGACGTGACGGTCGAATATGGGCAGAATCCGTCAATACTGGTCAATCCGACACTCTTCGAAAGCAGTCCGCTGTTACGTATTTGGGGATACGGGACAGTCGGATTTAATGGATATGAAATCGAACTGGAGAATGACGTGCTGGGGAACATTGTTCTGTTAGATGCTCAAACACGAGCCGTAGCAGGCACGAGCACAAAGCTTCCGAAGAACCTTATGAACGCCGGTGACCCATTTTCTTTGGACGCTTCGAGCTTCTTCTGGGCGTTCAGCTTTGACCGTACAAGAATCGCAAACGTTAATATCCTCTCGGTATCGGATAGCGATTCCTCTCAATTCCGCTCGGAAAAATCGGGAGATGGATATTACACGAACGTTTCGCCGTTAGATTTCGTTTACGGAACAGATTCCGCAATCTCGAATATTTCAACAATCCAAGCGACATATACAGATAGGGACGATCATACGGGGACATTCACGGCAAGGTTAGTCACTCAGATACGCTATTACGCTGAGTCGGGACAACTTGCCTATACCCGAAACATCTCTGGGCTCCCCGGGTCATGGCTATCAATGGACTATAAATCGAATCTGTCGACACGCGGACAGGTAGTAGGCGATTCCACCGTCTCCGTACTTGGCAGTCCGACAATCATCGATTGTGACTTGGGCGAGGCGTACAAATATGCGGGGTCTCCTATATCGTTGAACAGGTACGTGGATCTCGGATCGGATCTGCCTACACTGGCTCCGGGCAAAAACGAAATCACGTATGACGACACAATAACTCAGCTCAGGATCGTGCCGAATTGGTGGAAGATATAAGCGAGGTGTTGGACCATGATACCGATTCTATACGACAAGAACGAGATTTATTTCGCATCAAACGGACTCGGGCGGCTGAGGGACTGCCTCAGCTGCAAGGTCACTGAGGAGCGCAACGGGATCTATGAGTGTGACTTCGAATATCCGGTCACGGGTGCCCACTATAACGAGCTCATTGAGGGAAACGTCATAGCGGTGACACACGACGAGTCGGACGACGTTCAGCCGTTCGACATCGTCTCCCGCTCAGAGGCAATAGGCGGCGTGGTCACGTTCCATGCGGTGCACATATCTTACAGACAAACCAAAATGGTAACGTGGGGCTCAGGAGTCAACAGCCTCGCCGATGCGTTCGCTCAGTTTGATGATGTCTGTTATCCGACAAATCCGCTCGGACAAGATGCCGGGAGCGGGAATCCGTTCACGTACATCACAGACAAGACTTCGACGGGATACGTTGCGGCGTTCGACGGGGTCCCGAGAACGATTCGCTCGATACTCGGCGGAGTAGAGGGCTCAATACTCGACTCATACGGTGGAGAGTATGAATGGGATAAATGGTCCGTCAAACTCCACTCAGCACGAGGAACGGTCCGAGACTTCACGATCAGATATGGCGTCAATCTGACTGACTACAAGAACGACACTGACAGCGTGGAGGCATACAACACGTGCATACCGTACTGGAAGGGGACCAGCGGCGAGACCGAGACGATCGTCATAGGCGGCGAGGTCAGCTCGGGCTTTGGTGCCATCGGTGCGGGCAACAGATGCGTCCCGGTTGATTTGACAGACAAGTTCGAGGAACAGCCGACGGTCGCGGATCTGGAAGCAGCTGCCCAGAGCTACATGGCAACAAATCAGACTTACGCGCCTAAGCAGAATATCAGCATCAACTTCGTTCGTATTCAGGACGAGGCGGGAAACGATATGTTTGATAGCCTCCTGACTTGTAAGCTATGCGACTCCGTGAGAGTGATATATCCTCTGTATAACATGGAGGCATATTACAAGATAGTAAAAACTACGTGGGACGTACTGTTGGACCGCTATGAATCGATGGAGCTCGGGAATCTGCCTACAACGCTCTCGGAAGCGTTAGGAATAAGCAACGGAAAGTAGAGGACAATCAAATGAGAATATCTAACAAGACCTATGACACACTCAAATGGATCGCGCTGGCAGTCATTCCGGCCGCGTCCACTCTCGTCCTGACGGTGGGCAAGATATGGGGACTGCCGTACTATGACAACATTGGTGCGACTATATCCGCTATTGGCCTCTTCATCGCGGCCATTATCGGAGTTAGCTCAAAGGACTTTAATGCCATCGAGCCTATAGACATCGAGGGCATGGAGTATATCGAAGAGGGTGAGGTCGATGAACAAAACTAAATTTATGCAGACTGACTCCCGCTGGGGCGGTCTCGGATATCCGAAAAAACCGTGGTACATCCGGAACTGCGGGTGCGGTGAGGTGTCCATCGCAAATGTGATCATCGAGATGGATGACTATGCTGCCTACACTCCGGCAACGATCCAGCCGTGGTGCAAACAGTTTGCGGCACCGAACGGCAACGGCACATACTTCTCAGGGATACCGAAAATGATGAGCCATTACGGGCTCACAGAGGTCAAGGAACACGCCACTATGTCAGCACTTTGGACGGAATTAGCCAAAGGCGACAGGGTGGCTATTTATTTGATGGGCTCCAAGCGAGGCGGCTCGAAGCGTGTCCACTGGACGAGCGGCGGACATTTCGTCTGCTCGGTCGGTTACAAATACCAGAACGGGCTCCACTTCGTTTACATCAAAGACTCATACTCCAACAGCTCGCTTCGTAACGGCTGGCTCTCGTATGAAGAGGCTATGAAGGGCGACGTCCTGAGAGTGTGGTCGGGCAAGCTGAAAACCATATCAGCGACGGACTACAGACCGAGCACTCCGTATACTGGCACACTCCCGAAGTCCACAGTCAAGGACGGCTCAAAGGGCGAGGACGTAAAGGCTTGTCAGACGTTCCTCAACTGGTGCATCAACGCCGGACTCTCAGCCGATGGTAACTGCGGCCGCAAAACTGTCAAAGCCATAAAGATCTATCAAAAGACCTACGGTCTGACTCCTGACGGAAAGTTCGGCAAGGCGAGCAGAGCCAAAGCCGAGGAGATCATCAAGGAACACGACAACACTCCGAAGCCCTACAGCGGCGAATATCCGGACACAAAAGTCAGCAGAGGTCCGGATGTAGCTGCCAGAGCGAAAGAATACGCATGGCCGGAGGGAACAGCTTCGAGCAAGTCTGACTATGAGGACGGAGCTCCGAAGGATTCATATAAAGCAGCGCTGAAAAAATACATGGGCAAGACTAAGAAGGTCAGCCTGTCAGACTGCGGGTATTTCGTCTCAACTGTCGTGAGATCCTTAGGTCTTTCCAGCACGTTCTTAGCACTTCCGGCAAAAGCAAGCGACAAATATCCAGCTATTCCAAGCACCATGTCGTTGGTGCATAAAGGCGAGATCGGAAGTTTCTCACTGAGAGCGGGCGACATTGTTCGGTACAGAAAAACAAACGCTCATCAGCACACGCTGATCGTTCTCGGAGGTGGCCTGATCGCTGATGCTGGCCGAGAGCACTGGTTCCCGAAGATATACAAATCGGAAAAGTGGGACAACAGCAACGTAAAAAAGTCTACTATTCAGGTCATAAGAGCTAAGGACCGCAACTATCTCGAAAGGGGAGACAGCGGCGAGGAGGTCAAGAAGCTCCAGAAGTACATCAACTGGTTCTTTTATCCGAAGTACGGCAAGGATGTTCTGACAGCCGACGGCAAATATGGACCAGCGACGGAGGGCTATTGCAAACTGATGCAGTCCGACCTCGGATTCGAGGATTGCGACGGATTCGTTGGCCCGAAAACAGTAGAAGCTATGAAAGGATGGAGGATCTAATGGACAAAGAAATGATAACCACGATAGTCCTCGCCATCCTTGCGTCAAACGGATTTTTCGCGATGGTGCAATTTCTGATCACAAGACATGACACGCGAAAGAACGTGAAAGACAAGCTGATAACACTCGAGAAGGACGGGCTCAGGACGCAGCTGCTGCTTCTGATCCTGATGCAGCCTGAAGAGCAGACCGAGATCCTGAAGATCGCTGAGCACTATTTTGTAAAGCTAAAGGGCAACTGGTATATGACTGGGCTCTTCTCTAAGTGGTGCGACGCTCACGGGCTCGAGCCTGACTGGTTTAAGACTGAATAAGGAGGGCACAAGATGCTCAAAATTGACGGAAACAACAAGATCACACTGACAAGAGGGGACACGCTGACGCTGACTCTCGAGCTGACCGGCACAGACGACAATCCTTACGAGCCGGAAGAAGGGGACTCGCTCCGCTTTGCAATCTCGACAGGCTATCTCGGCGGGCCCGCTTACGAGCTGAAATATGAGACGCAGATCCCGCTGGACACGCTGACATTTACCATGCTGGCATCCAAGACAAAGGAACTCGCCTACAAGGAATACAACTACGACATCGAGCTGACACACGCTGACGGAGTAGTCGATACGATCATCAGCTCAACGATTCAGATAACCGGGGAGGTCAAATAATGAACGTCTACGGCACATTGACCGGGACTCTGACAAGTGCGGGACGCGTCACCGGCAAGATCAGCTCAAGTCCGACGCTGAGCGCAACGATGACAGTTCCCAGCACAGCGGGCGTCATGGCTTATGATGGAGCCTATGAAGTAGTCCCGAAAGCATACGAAGAGCAGACGCTCCTCACTGAAGGGAAAATAATGACGGATGACGTCACGGTGTTCAGAGTGCCTTACTTTGAGACATCGAATATATCTGGCGAAACGGTATACATAGCATCGGAGGTTATCTAATGGCAATTAATAAAGTTATTTACGGCGGGAACACTCTTATCGACCTTACTGGGGACACGGTAACAGCTGCGGACGTTCTGAGCGGTGTGAGCTTCCATCTTCCATCTGGCGAGACGGGCTCGGGTGCTTGTACATATGATTCCGACACCAGCGAGGACACGGCTGTTGTCGCTGAGATCCTGTCGGGCAAAACAGCACACGCAAGAGGTGCGGCTCTCACGGGCACAATGCCTAACAATGGCTCGGTGACTGGCACCATATCAACAAAGGCGGGACAGTACACGATCCCTCAGGGCTATCATGACGGCTCGGGCAAGGTCGGCATTTCTTCGACAGAACAGGCGAAGATAATTGCTACCAACATAAAGAGCGGCGTGAAGATCCTCGGCGTTACCGGCACATACTCGGGCGAAGGTGCGACTGCTCAGGCTAAGACAGCCACACCAACAACATCGACACAGACGATTCTGCCTGACTCCAATTATGACTATCTGTCACAGGTCACGGTCAATCCGATTCCTTACACAGAAACACTTAACTCAGCCGGAGGATATACCGCGACGATAGGATAGGAGGGCAGGTTATGGCATATAACAAAGTAGTTTATGACGGCACAACCCTCATAGATCTGACAGCTGACACGGTAGCAACAAATAACTTGTTAAGTGGATATACGGCACACGCAGCTAACGGCACTCAGATAACGGGTGCCGTTTCTTTTGCTACGTATTACACAGGCAGTTCAGACCCGTCCTCGTCACTTGGGTCTAACGGTGATATCTATCTCAAGGTGGTGAGCTAATGGCTACAAATACAGCTACCTCGTATCCTGTTTCATATACGACCAGCGGAACAATTAACGGGACAAGGTATAAAAACGCCATAGGAAAGGGTGCTGACACTTCTGCCGTATCGGGTAATGACTACTCAAATGGCGGCTCATCATCAACAGCTCATATCGACTACAAGTTTGAGTTTGAGGGGATTCCAGAAAACGCAACGATAGACTCGGTAACGTGTCAAGTCAAAGGACATCTTGAGAACACTTCAAGGTCAACAGCCACTCTACAGATGTATCACGGCTCGACCGCAAAGGGTACGCAGACAAAATTCACATCGACTTCAGCTCAGACCATTACTGTATCGTGCGGTACATGGACAAGAGCTGAGATAGACGATATGTATCTGAGATTCACGATTGGATATTATGGTGGACTCGTTAATGGTGCTACAGTTACCGTCACTTATACGTGGAACGATGTTAAGCACACCATAACGACATCTGCCAGCGGTGTAACGATAGAACCAGACGGAAGCACCGAAGTGGCAGAAGGCTCAGACTTTACTTTGAGGATTGAAGCCACAAGCGGAGTAACGGCTACAGACAACGGCGTTGATGTTACAAGCCAGCTTGTTACAAAGCAAGACACAGCGGAAAGCTACACGATTGATAATCTTGGCGACTACGGCTTTGAACTCAACAGTAGCGGTTATTACGAGAGTACGAATAAGGGCATAAGCAAGACTGCCGCCGTGTGCAAGGTCGATATTCACGTTCCTGTAGCCGCAACCGTAACCTTTACCTACATCAACTATTCGGAGCAAGGCTACGACTTTGGCGTATTCGGAAATACAGATGTTCCGCTCAGTACAAACTATTATGCGGCGGGCAGTAGTGGAGCAACAATAACTGATAGCAGTTACAAGCTGGCGTGCAATACTTCCACACACAACAAATCAACAGCACAGACGCTTGAATATGAGCTGACTGCTGGCGACCATTCAATTTATGTCAAGTATTCCAAAGACGATGCAAGCGATGATAACAACGACACCTTGCAGTTTAAGGTGAGCATAGAGCTGAATGAGCCGTTTACACCAAGCACGCATCTTGAGTACACGGTCACAAATGTTCTCGCTGACCATACGATAATCGTCACGATGGGCGATGTAGCCAAACTGTACTGCAAGATAAACGGGACATGGACACAGGTAACACCGTATAAGAAAGTAAACGGCTCTTGGGTAGTACAGGCCGATGTAACAACGGTATTCCAGAGTGGAGTCAATTATCGAAAAGGTAATTAAGGTCGCTCGAGGGGTGGGCGACAGGAATCACCTCCTTTCTATATCTTTTTTCATACAGACGCATTAAGGCCCGGAGTTTTATTCATTTCCTCCGGGTCTTTTTGCGTGGGCAAAATCGAGCGAACGCACGAAAAAACCGACCGCGTATTTTGCGTTCTAAGCGATTTTTTACGGGTCGGTTAGGGTATTAGTCCTCGTCGTTTTCGTCTATTTCTTCGGTTTCGTCCTCTTCATCATATCCGCCTCCAAGATTGTCAAAAAAGGCAGCCTCTGCCGGATGATCTCGGAGCCAATCCTCATGTTTGCCTTTTCGGGCGGCTCGATTATAATTAATTCGAGTAGGGCCGTCCTTGATCTCCCAGTAGGCGAGAGTCCACGGCTTGATGCTACGTGTCGACTTGTCAAATCCGATCTCGTCGAGGCACTTGTAACAGATATATCCATCGGACAGGGCTTGACCGCGTCTGGTCACGCCGATTAATTTTCCGCATCGTTCACATTTCATGATAGAACACCTCCTGAAGAAAATTATAAATATCCGTTCAGATTATTGCAATCCTCTCAGGGGAGGCGTATATTGTAATCGAGGTGACAACTATTCCTAAAATCATAATTTTTGTGAATTATTGCCAAAACGTGCATTTTTCAACGTTTTTGGCAAAATTACCAAAAGCTGAAAAGGTTTAGTCCAATAAAAAGCACAATGCGGATTATATAGTCACCTCAATCTAACAGGAGGTGACTTTTTTTATGAAACGTTCAACTTATGAGCAGTTCGCCATCGTCGCAAGTGACTCGGCCTCGCTATTCAATAAGCAGCTGAACGAAGAGATCTATCGACTCAAGGACAACAATCCGGTTGTTCACTTCTCCGAGTCAATTCCATTCTACGCACAGATCAAGTACACCGTGGATGATACCACACCTGACAGCATATCGGAAGAGTATGAGGCTCAGGGTGTCCGCTTTGTGTGCGCTCAGTGCCCGCATCTCAAGGCGGCTCTGAAGGATGACGGAACCGAGGACAGACGCTGCAAGTGGGGCGAGTGCGAGTTTTCCGAGACCGGACGTGTTCCGAAAAATGCGAAGGCTTGCGACAGGCTTTACGAACTGATCAACGAAGGGAGTGTGAAATTATGCTTTACGGAATAGGTTTGATTCTGCTGCTTCTGTCCGCTTCATTCGTAGGCGGTTCGGTAATCGTACCGGCAACAATGGCAGCTGTTGGAATTGGTCTTATGTGGCTCGGAAGGAGGTTCAACAATGAGAACGCAGACACAAAGAGATAAGGTCCTGTCGTGGCTGAGATCACACGGGACGCTGACTGTAAGGGATGCGGTGACGGAGCTGAACATTATGTCGGCACCGAAGCGCATCGAAGAGCTCCGCAAAATGGGTTATCCGATCAGAATGGACTGGGTAACGACCGAGAGCGGCACGAGATACGGAGTG